TTTCTTGCGAAATATCATTTTATTAATCGTCAATGATAAATTGACTGATGCAAGTGTTTGTTTAAGTGCTTTGTCCATAGTTAAATAGTTTTATAAGATTTTACCCAAACATTAGGTAATAGTTTTCGTGTTTTTGTACCAATTTTTCGGTAATAAATCCAGTCAACAACTTCGTAATTTGTTTGCTCGTTTAAAAACTTGAATTGTTCACCGTTGGTTAAATCGGTTGTTTTCTTATTTTGTTTAATCAATCTCATAGTTTTTATTTTAAAGGGTTAATTCCTGCGCAGGTGAAACCCGTTCCGTATTCGTATTTAAAACGAACTCCATTGCTTAATGGTGTCGGTTTACCGCCCGTTTCAGTTTCTTTAACTTTCCTAACGTGAACGTGTGTGTACATCCAGTTTAAAGAATCCGCAACATAACGGTGTATTACTAGAAAGTCATCCGCACGGTTTCCCCATTTACCACCACCTTCAGCGTCCGCCATATTTGGGGGCATTGGGTGACCTTCGAAGTCGCCGTCTTTGTGTGTTTTCCTTAAAGCTTCGGTTGCTGCGTGAATACATAAATAAATAGTTGTGTTCGTCTTTTTGGCAAACAACCTTAATTTAGTTGCCATTTCGTAATCGTATTCGTGAGAATTTGAGTGTTTAGGTCTTAAAAACGAATTGTGTGGGTCAATCATTAAAACATCGTAGTTGCCTAACTCCTGAACTCCTTTCATAAAATCTTCAATTGTTAAGGCTTTACTTGAATCAATAAAGTCGAAATGTAGTTCAATAAAGTTTTTAGCGGTTTGAAGTTCGTTTTCCGTTAGTTCAATTATTTTTTTACCTAAATACAATTCAATTAAATTACGCTTCATTCCTACAACGGTATTTTCAGCACTATAAATTAGGTGTTTAAGGTTGTGTTTCACACTTAGGCAAAGTAAATAATACAAAACAAAATAAGTTTTCCCAACGTTAGCGTGTCCTAAAATAATATTAAAACTAGCTTCTTTAAATCTTAAATATTCGTCTAGTTCAATTCCGATACCTTTACCAATAGGAACTTTGTTCCTCCTAAGCAACTCTAAAAATTCGTCATTATGTCGGTGGTTAATTATCATTATTCAATTATTACGAATCCGTTAATATCAATTTTAGGTTGTCTAAGTGGTTCTATCAAACCTTCTTCTTTTTTTTCTTCTTCTTCGTCTTGTTCTTCTTCTTGTTTTTTTTCTTCTTCTTCTTGCGATAAAGTATTTATACTGTATATATAGTCTATCAATAGTCTATTTTTTACAAGTTTTAGTTCTGATTCAATGCATTTTAAAACCTTTGGACTTGTTGAATAATTGTATTTAGCCCAATTTTTAATTGCTATTTCATTCGTTAACTCTGAAAAACTTATTTTACCAATTGAAGTAAAGTATTTAATTAAAGAATCGACTTTGTCTTGACTAATATTTAAATCAAAAGCAATGTATCTTTTACTTATTTCATAAATTCCACATTGTTTAGTTCGTTCATTAGTCAATAGATAAAGATAAAACATCTTCTTATCGCTATCTAATTCACTAAAAAACGAATCAGACCAAATTTGCGTGTGTATTTTTCTAAATATAGCCATAACTAAAAACCTTCTGAACTTTGTTTATAATTATATTCTTGAGTAAACATTAATCCATCAATATCATAACTATAAGTATAAACGGATAAAGAAAACCTACTGTCAAAGTGCATTGGCGTCTCTCCTATATTAGAACTAACTATATCAGTTAGATAAGAAAATGAAGAATTTAAATCAATTGATTTTCCCACTAAGCAAATTTCGTAGTCGTATAAATGATTTTTATTTCTTTTTTCCAAATAACGTTGAATTCCTTTAAGATACCTTACGGCTTGTAGAAAAGCAGAAACGTTAATAGTATCTTTTTTAAATTCATAAACAGTAACTACTCCTTTAACTGGAAAGTTAAGGTAAGGGTGTAAACAAGGTCTTTTTAATGTAATCATATCAGCAATTCCGTACTGACCAATTTTTAATTGTCTTTTTCTCTTTCCAAAAACATAAAAACCTCTGTTGTAAAGTGTTTGAGAGTCTGTGTTAAAAATGATTTCTTCCAAATCTTTTTCTAAAAAATCCATAACATTCCGTTATTTAGGTGCATAAAAAAACTCTACTGAATCATACGCCTCCCACTTCGTATTCATCAATAGAGTTCAACTAACTTCTTTAAGCCTATCGTGGGGGAGGGGCTTATATTTAATAATATAAAAAAATTGTTTTTGTTATTTATCTATACCAACCTCGTCTTTCTTCGTTGAATTTCTCCCAAGCCTCAAGCGTTGAAACGTGGTAAATCAATTTAGGGTGAATGTCCGCTTTTTTAACCGCATCCTCGTTTGAATGCGCTTGAACTATTCGATAGTCTCGAACACCTTCCGATTGGTAAATCAAATAGTATGCTTTCAAAACGGTAGGTCTGTTTTCGGTTTGTCCAAACCCCCGAACACATCCTTCTTAAATGGTTCGGAAATCTTCGCACTGAAAAATTTACCGTTTTTACCGTCTTTAACCCATAAGGCTATCTCTAGTTCCTCGCCTTTTACGTTTATTTTACCTTTGTAGTCGGGGTGGTTATCCGCTTTTTTATCGTTCTTAAATATAGCACCCGTATTTGTGTTGTCGTAACTCATAGTTTTCTATTTTAATTATTTTATAATTGTGTCCATTAACTAAACTTTTATAGTTTTTGTTAGCACAGTGAACACACATCTTAATCGTTTTTTTGTGGCTTTTAAACGTTACTAAAATCTTCGATTTCTTCAGGCAATTGCATATAGGCAATTTGACCCTCGACAAGTTCAAAACCATTTGGTTCGATTATTAGTTTAACGTGTGGATGGTAATTTTTATTTAACCATTCAATTAAAGGAGTTGTTAACTTAATTAAATCCTCTCTTTTTTGCTCTTGCATTGCTTGTTGAATTTCGCACATAGTTTTTAATTTAAATTTACATTATTTTCCTCTAATATACTAAAGAATTTCTTTTGAATTTCTTCGTAAACCGTCCATTTAGCCTCGATTAATTCACCGTGTTTTATTTGGTATCGCATCCAGTTGTGAAAGTCTTTTAAAGCGTCACTATAGTCAATTCCGTTTAAATGCGGTTCAGCATCTTCCAGGCTTTCGAATTCAATTGTTATTTTCATTTTATTAAAGTATTAAAGTATTTACGACATTCGTCAATTCGTGTTTTCATTTCGTTAATTACACCCTCGTTAAACTCAACGTGGAACGCTTTCACTCTTCGGTCTTTCGGTATATGATTGAAATTATGAACAGATTGAACCTCTCGAATAGTTTCTTCAGAGGGTTCGATTTCGTATTTTCCCCACGCTGTTCTTCGTATTTCATCGTTGACAATTTCTTCAGGTGTGTTAATTAAACAATAACTTATTAAAGCATTTTTCTTTCCAGTGAGCCACATATAACCCATAACTTGGTAATAATAGTCTTTGTTTGGTAATTCGGTTTCAAAGAACGGGAACGTATCGCCTGACCAGCTACTTTTTACGTCAATTACTAAAGAGTGAGTAATTATGTCTGGTGTTCCTTTGATGTAGTCGTTCTCAAAATAGTCTTCGTTTTTGGTTAGAAACTCGAATCCTAAAACCTCTTCAGTAAGTTCGATTGCTTTCTCTTCAACTTCGTTACCTTTGTCCGTGTAACGGCTTTTAAACACCTTTTTAATTCCAAACAAGTGTTCTTTCGCAAGTTCTTCGATGTAAGATTTTGCGGTTTGACTTAACACTTCCGATTTACTCCGAGGCGCAGTCATTATTTTTCCTAGTGATGAACAACGTATTTTCATAGTTGGTTAAGTTTAATTATTTGTGACTGGGTTAATTGAAATTTATTTAAATCGTCTTTTGAAGCTAACCCGTTTTCGATAGCGTCCAAAGCCTTTTGAAATCTCTCGTCATTGATTAATGGCTTTTGAGTTTTAACCGCTTCGGTTGCCATATTCGAATCGTCATCAATCGCTTGCAAACATAAAAGTCCGACCAAAGTGTAACGACGAAAATAAGTGCAAGCCGAACCAATTTTTTGGGGGTCTAGGATTTCAGGCAACTTCATACAACTTTCAGTTATTTCTCCCGAATCAATATCGACTATTCGACTAAATACAAAACCGTCTTCGATTGGCTGTAAAAGTAAAAGGTTGTTTTCCAAAAGGACTGGTTCAACCTCGTCAATTAGCGCGTTAATATCAGCGTAATTGTTCTTAAAGTGTGGGTTTTTAGCGTTCTTCGCTACCTTCTTAATTGATTGCTTTGCTTTGTGTAGCTTTTGCAAAAATGTTAAGGTCGCAACCTCAACTGTTGTTTCTTGTTTTTTCATTTTTATTAGATTTGATTGTTTAAAATTATAACATTTTCCCAACAAGTCCGTCTAAACGAACTAAATTTTTTGCGTAATTAACCCAAATGTCCTCTTCAGGATAGTAATTCATAGGAAAACACGCTTTAACCTTTTCGATGTTTTCAATTATTTCGGGGTGTCC